TTAACCAAAAAGATGAAAGCAATAAAGTAGATGTTTGGAATACTCAAATGCAGTTAGGTGTTAGGGTAATGGATAGGTTAAATCGTGGTGATTTACGTAGTGATTTTTGGGAATTAACAGGAAGCCCAAACTTTGAACCATTTACAGAAAGGTTTGAAAATGATTTAGCAGGTTGGGCTTTAACATTTGATGTATTAGTTAGAAACGATATGACAATATGTTAGATAGCAAAAATACAAACAAATACTTAAACGAATTTGCAAAGTACGTTATACAACAAAGTAGAAGTAATTTAACTAAAGGTGGTAAAAACGTAGATAATAAACTTTATAATAGTTTAGATAAACAAATTGAAGTAAGTGCTAATAGTTTTCGTTTGAGTTTTTTAATGGAGTATTACGGTCAATTTCAAGATAAAGGAGTTAGTGGAACTAAAAAAAAATATGATACGCCATTTAGTTATAAAAGTAAAAGACCACCATTAAAACCTTTAACTGATTGGGTTACAAAAAAACGTTTTCAATTTCGTAATAAAGAGAATGGTAAATTTATGAGTTATAAATCTACAGCTTATTTAATTGCAGGTGGTATTTTAAAAAATGGTATTAAACCAAGTTTATTTTTTACAAAACCATTTGAGAAAGCTTTTGAACGTTTGCCAGATGAATTAGTTGAAGCGTATGGTTTAGATGTTGAACAATTTTTACAATATACAATTAATAAAAAATAATGAAAAAGATATTTATTAGAAGCCCATACTTTATACAAGTAAATGAAGCAAACCAATTAGGCAGCAAAGTAGAATTATATTTATATAATAAAGGTACTACTGCACCAACTTTGCCTACTTATATTTTAAGTAAAAAAATAGCAAGTACTACACAATTAGAAAACACATATAACATAGCTAATTATGCAAAGGAATTTATTAAACCTGTTGCACCTGTTACAGTTAGTGTACCTACAGAAGAAGATGTAAATTGTTGGGCGTATTGTATTGTTAAACGATATACAGAATTAACTTTAGGTGTTTATACTTTATTAGATACTGAAACTTTTGTTTGTTTAAATGGGTATACCAATTATTCAGATGGATATAATAACTATGATACAAGTGCTGTTTTGCCTTTAGTAAATACAAATATTACTTATTATAAAAGTACAGCAGATAATTATATTAATGTATTTATAGAAACTATTGCAAATAATATACAATGGGGTTATGAACTTGAGTCTGAATATTTTGATAATACAGAACCAACTTTATGGAAGCTCCCATATTATCAAGATGTTTATTTAGACTTTTATCCATATACACAGCCAAGAATATTTTATTTAAAAGTTGAACAGTTATGCGAACCTAAATACAGCCCAATTACCTGCAGTTTTATTAATCGTTTTGGTGGTTGGCAATACCTTACATTCTTTAAAGCTAATTTACAATCAATAGAAACAACTTCTAAAGATTTTAACCTATTACCAAGCAGCGTAAATTATAATGCTTTACAAGGGCAAAAAAGAACATTTAACCAACAAGGTAAACAAAAAATAAAATGTAATACGGGTTGGGTAGATGAAAATTATTTTGATTTAATACAAGATTTATTATTAAGTGAAGTAGTTTTATTAAATGGTAAACCTGCAATAGTTAAAAGTCAAAGTGCAGAATATAAAACGCATTTAAAAGATAAGAATATAAACTATGAAATTGAGTTTGAATTTAACTATGGTTTAATAAACGATGTAATATAATGGAAGTAGCATTATACATATACGTAGATGAAAATGTTATTTTAGAAGATGCTTTAACAGTAGATAATACTTTAATTACTGTAGATGATACTGATATAACAGCAGATATGACAGGTTACATTTCTAATCAAGTTGTAAATGTAGCTAAAAGGATTGAATTATTTAATGATGAAAAAATTAGTATTACTTCAAGTATTCAAAATGTTAATGATATATCAAAAGTATTTACCGATTATAGTCAGAGTTTTACAATTCCTGCAAGTGATAATAATAATGAAATATTTAGACATTGGTACGAAAACGCTTTAGATAATGGTTTCGACCAACGTGTAAGGTATAGAGGTTATATTGAAATAGATACGCAAGTATTTAGAACAGGTTTATGGCAATTAGAAAGCTCAACAATTAAAAACAACCGTGTAGAAGATTATAAGATAACTTTTTACGGTGTACTTAAATCTTTAACTGATAAATTCGGTGAAGATAAATTAAAAGATATTGCAGAATTAAACGATTATACTATTGATTATTCAGGTACAACCGTACAAAATAAAATTACTACTACTTCTGATAGTGATATTTTATTCCCTTTAATTACAAGTAATAGAGTTTGGCAATATGGGGGCGGTGGTTCTGCTGTAACAAATTGGGATATATCAAATATTGCTACTCCTATAGGTTATACAGATTTATCTCCTGCTTTAAAAATTGCGAGAATATTTGATGCAATAGAAAGTAAATATAACATAAATTTTAACGGTAACTTTTTAACTCAATCAAGATTTACAAAGGCATATTTATGGTTAAAAAATAAAGAAGCGTTTAGTCCATTAGCACAAAAGAAGCTAATTGAGTTTACAAATATTAATAATTACGATGGTTCATTAACTGTTAATTCTGATAATTACGATTTAGCTATTGCAGAATATAACAACCCAGGAAGTAGTGCTTTATTTTTTAATGGTGGTGCAATAAATTTTACACTTTCAACTTCTACAAATTGGCAGGTTAGTTGGTTTTTAAATGGTGTTCAATTATATGTACAAAGTGGAACAGGTACAAATATTTACGTAGGTATAGGTGATATATCAGGTAATTATAAATTATATTTAAGTACTGCTCAATCTTGTACATATACAGGTTCAATTTCAGCAAGTAGTACAGAATATGATTATCAAAATAATTCACAAATTACTTTTACAACAACTGCTGATATATTAGGTGGTTCTATTACTTCTAATTTAGATTTACCTGCTTTTATGCCAGATATGAAAGTAACAGATTTCTTTAGTGGTATATTAAAAATGTTTAACCTTACAGCGTTTAGTTATGATGAGCAAACATATACTTTAGAGCAGTTAGAAAATTGGTACTATCAAGGTAATATAAAACAATATTCAGAATATTGTATTTCTGATTTTGAATTTGAAAGAATTAAACCATATAAGAAAGTAAATTTTAATTACGAAAAAAGTGAAAGTTTATTAAATAAAAGTTATTCAGATACTAACCAAAAAGAATACGGTGATTTATCTTATCCATTTAATACAGATGGTGCAGATTATTCAGTAAAATTACCTTTTGAAAATATATTGTTTAATAAATTTACAGGAGAAAATTTACAAGTAGGTTATGCAATTAAAACTGATTTAACACCTTATGTACCTAAACCTATAATTTTATATCAATACGAAAATACAAGTTGTGATTTTTATTTTAATAATGGTACAACTACTAACAACATAACTAATTACAATGTTATGGGGCAAGATGTAGGGTATCAAAACCAAATACATACATTAAACTTTGGTGTTGAATTTAGTAGTTATACATTAAACACGGTTAGTAATACTTTATTTAAAGATTATTATTTTGATTATTTAAACAACCTTTATTCTCTAAAATCAAGAATGGTTAAGGTAAGTATGCGTTTACCTTATTCAGAGCTATTAGCGTTACGTTTAAACGACCGTATTGTAATACGTGATAAACGTTATATTATAAATAGTTTTACAACTGATTTAGACACGTTTGAAAGTAAGTTTGAATTAATACAAGATTTTAGAAGTTTAAATTTTAATAATTCACAGCCAAGAGTAGCAGGTAATACAGCACAAACTTTAAAATTTGATACAGTAAGTATTGAACCTTTAACTTGGAGTATTTTAAATGACCCAACAGGGCAAATAATAACTATTACAAATGGTGATAATTATGTAGAAGTAGATATAAAATCAAACACTTCAGGAGTTGAAAAAATATATAGTATTGAAAGTAATAATAATGATGTAATCGTAATAACACAAGATGCTTAAATTAGTAATACAAATGCTTGAATTTCAAAAGTTTGGAACAAGCGAAGCTATAGATATAGCAAAAGGAAAATATAAATTACCAGATACAATAACAGAACTTAAAAGAGCAATAAAATGGCAATTACAAAAACGATAGAAATTGATGTTAAAGCTGGTGCAGCAGAAAAAGATATTAATGACTTAAACAAATCGGTTGTTAAGTTAGAAAATTCTGTAGAAGATTTTTCAAAGACAGGTAAAAAGTCTTTAGATAATATAGACAAGAATGTTAAAGAAACTGAAAAAAGCACAAAATCATTAAGTGAGGGCTTTAAAGCTACAGGTTTAGCATTAAAGGCTATGGGTATTGGACTTATTATTAGTGCAATGGCTACACTTAAAGAAATCTTTATGGGTAATCAAAAAGTAGCTGATACTTTTAGTGCTGTATTGGGTACGGTTGCAAATGTATTTAGCCAAGTTACAAATATAGTAGTTTCTGTTATTGAAAAAGTTGGTGGTGCTACAAATGGATTTGAGGGGTTAAGTAATGTAATAGGTGGTTTATTAAAATTATCTTTAGTGCCTTTAAAGGGTGCTTTTTATGGAATTAAGTTAGTTATTGATGAAGTACGTTTAGCGTGGGAAGAAAGCGTTTTTGGTGATGGAGACCCTAAAAAAATTAAGGAACTTACTAAACGTATTGATGAAACTAAAACAAGTTTAAAGAAAGTAGGTACTGATGCAGTAGAAGCTGGTAAACAGGTAGGTAATAACATAGGAAAAGCAATTAGTGAGGTTGGTGCAGTTGTAGAGGGTACTATTGATGGTGTTAGTAAAATATCTATTGCAAGTGCATACGAACAAGCAAAGGCAAACGTTAATTTACAAAACACAGCAAAATTAGCCGAAGCAAACCAAGCACGTTTAGTAGAACAATACGATAGGCAAGCAGAAAAATTACGCCAAGTTAGAGATGAGGAACGTAATAGCATACAAGATAGAATAAAAGCTAATAACCAATTAAAACAAGTTTTAGAAAACCAAGAAGCTGCAATGATAGGGCAGGCTAATGCACAAATAGCAGCAGCCCAATCTACACTTTCGCAAAATAATAATATCGAAAATCAAGTTGCTTTAACAAATGCTTTAGCAAATCGTGAGGGAGTTTTAGCACAAATTGAGGGTTTACGTTCTGAACAAAAAGCAAATGATTTAGCATTAAATAAAGAGCTTATTGATTTAACTAAAACTAAACAAGAAGCAGAAACACAATTAGCAATTAATGAAGCTAATTTTAATGCAGAGCGTATTAAAAATGAAGAAGCACAATTAGTAGCTAAAAAGAATGCTTTAGAAAAAAATAAAATAATTGAATTAGAACGTTTACAAAATGTTATCGATAGTGCAAACGCAGGTACTCAAGCTAAAGTAGATGCTGAAAACGAATACGCATTAAAGAAACAAGAAATTGAACAATCAATAATTTTAGCAGATGATGCAATAGCTGAATACAAAAGAAACAAAATTATTGAAAACAACCAAAAAATAATAGATGATGAAGCTGCAACTTTTGAAGCAAAAAGAGAAGCGTTAAGAATACAAGAAGAAATATTATTAGCAGATGATACTTTAAGTGAAGAAAAAAGAACTGAAATTGAAAAGCAATATGCTGATGCAAGGGTTAAAATAAGTGAGCTTGAATTTCAACAAAAAATGTCTCAAGCAAAAGAAGCAGGACAAGCTTTAGATAATTTAGGTGCTATTGTAGGTAAACAAACTGCAGCAGGTAAAGCTTTAGGTATTGCGAGTGCTTTAATTAATACCTATGTGGGTGCTTCGGAAGCTTTAAAACAAAAATCTACTTTACCATCGCCTTTTGATTATGTTGCAAAAGCTATTAACGTTGCAGGTATTTTGGCAACAGGTTTCAAAACAGTTAAAGCTATTACTGCTGTTAATGTTCCTGGTGGTGGCGGTGGCAGTGGTGGTGGCGGTGCTGCTATTGCTCCACCACCTGCACCAAGTTTTAACGTAGTAGGTAATACAGGCGTTAATCAATTAGCAGAAACTTTAGGAAATCAGCAACCTGTTCAAGCATTCGTAGTAGCAAATCAAGTTACAAGCCAACAAAGTTTAGATAGAAATATTGTAAACAATGCAAGTTTAGGTTAAAAAATAACAAAATACAGTAATTAATGTTTTTAAATAAAAATAATATGAACCTTATAGAATTAATAATAGACGATAAAGATGAGTTAAGTGGTGTTGATGCTATTAGCGTAGTGGCTACTCCAGCTATTGAGTCAAATTTTGTAGCGTTAAAATCAGAAGAAATTAAATTAGCTCAAGTAGATACTGAAAAGCGTATTTTAATGGGTGCTGTTTTAATTCCTGAAAAGCCAATTTATAGAAGAAATGGAGAAGATGAATATTATATTTATTTTTCAAAAGATACTGTAAACAAAGCAAGTCAATTATTTTTTAAAAATGGTAATCAGAATAATTGGACTTTAGAACACGGAAAAGAAATTAAAGGTTTAACCGTTGTTGAAAGTTGGATAGTTGAAAATACTGAAAAAGATAAATCAGCTATTTATAATTTAAGTGTGCCTGTAGGTACTTGGATGGCTTCGGTTAAAGTAGAAGATGATGCTATTTGGAATGATTATGTTAAAACAGGTAAAGTAAAAGGGTTTTCTTTAGAGGGCTATTTTGCAGATAAATTAGAAGAAAAAAAGCAGTTAAGTAAAAACGAAAGTATTGTTGAACAAATTAAATCTTTAATAAATGAGTACGAAAACAAAAAGTAAAACAAGTCCAGTAAATGGTAAAAAGGGTTGTCTATGTGATGATAACACTTATAGTAAAGAATGTTGCAATGGTGATTTACAAAATCAAGGCATTGGGCAAACATCAGGAGTAGATAGTGTAACCGTTACAGAAAATAACGGAACAAGAGTAATAACAAGAGTAAACGGATAAAAATGACACCACAAGAAAAAAAAGTATTTGGTAAATTATTTACTAAAACAGAATTAGCTACACAAAAAATTGAATTAGCTTTAACTGATGATTTTGATAAATTATTTAATAAAGGTAATGATGACAATGAAACTATTGGAAAATCTTTAATTGATAATTTATCTAAAGCAGAAGCTAGTTACAAACAAAATATTCAAATATTACAAAATGCTAAAAAGATTTCAGAAGATTTGATTTCTAAAGCTAAAGATTTAGGTATTGATTTACCAACCGCAACATTGAATAGAATTAAATCAGTAGATTTATTAATAAAAGAAAATCAAACTTATTTATCTAAAATAAGTCAAATGTATTCTATGTTTTAATAAATAAATATATAATTTTTAAGGGTACTTTATTAGTACCCTTTTCTTTTTTTATAAGTTTCTAATAATTCTTCAACATATCCATCTTTATATTTATATTCTTCACCTGAATGAAAATCGTTAAACCATTGTGCAAAATTAATTATTAAATCTTTTTGTTTTTCTTTTTGCCAATTAGCACCGTGTTTAAATCCAAAATACATTGAACCAATATTAGATATTTCAAATAAATCAGCAAAATCTTTAGCAAATTCTAAAGCTGTTTCATTAAGTGCTTGTTTTTCTTTTTCTTCCATAATTATTTTGTTTTAAGTTTCAACAAATATATAAATAATTTTTAAAAATACAACAACAATTAAAAACTATTGTTTTTAAATAAATTTAATAAATATGTCAAACGTAATTACAGAAATCAAAAAATTGCTTGGTATGGAAATCAAACTAGAGCAAATGACATTAGACAACGGTACTGTTATTGAAGCTGAAATCTTTGAAGCAGGGCAAGCGGTGTTTATTGTTAATGGTGAAGATAGAGTTGCATTGCCTGTAGGTGAGTACACTCTTGATAACGGAATGATTTTAGTAGTTGCAGTTGAAGGAGAAATTGCTGAAATTAAAGAAGCTGCAACTGAAGAAGTGGAAACACCTGAAGTTGAAGTAGAAGTAGAACAAGCAGCGGAACCAACACCAGCAACAGCTAAAAAGGTAATCGAGTCTACTGTTAGAGAGTCGCATTTTTCACAAGAAGATGTAGATGCTTTAAAATCAGAAATCGAAAGTTTAAAAACGGAATTAGCATCTATGAAAAATGTTGAGGTAAAAGAAGTAGTAGAATTATCTGCTCAACCTTTAACACATAATCCTGATGCAAAACCAAACGTTGAAAAAATATTGTTTTCTCAAAACAGAACAATGACAACATTCGACAGAGTAATGAATAAAATAGCAAACTAATAATTAATTAAAAAAAATGGCTACTACAACAAGTATTACAACAACTTATGCTGGTGAATTTTCAAAAAAATACATTTCAGCTGCATTATTATCAGCTTCTACTATTGAGAATGGTGGAATTGAAGTAATGCCAAACGTAAAGTACAAATCAGTTATCCAACGTTTAGCTACTGATGCTATCGTTAAAGATGCTACTTGTGCTTTTGATGCAACTTCTACAGTTACTTTAACTGAAAGAGTTATT